TTCGGTTATTGCTGTCAGTTGTTTGGTTATGCCAAAGCAGAGGGTGTAAAAGCAGGAGGTTGGATCGTAGTCAATAAAGGTACAGGTCAGATGAAGGTTATCGAGGCTGATCCTGAAGATCAAGACCACTACATTGACTTAATTGAACAGAAAGCACTTCAGATCTCTAAAACTACTGAAGAGGCTCATTTTGAGAGGCTTTATGACGATACTTTGGAAACTTATTACAAGAAATCTACTGGTAATCGTAAATTACAAATGCCATGTACGTTTTGTGACTATAAGTTTTCATGTTGGAAGGGTTTAAAGTATGCTAAAAACCCTGTATCTAAAGCAGGTAACTATGAGTACTATACACAAATGGCTAATAGATATGAAACCAGCGTCAGCTAAAAACAAAGGAAGGTTATTACAACAATGGGTAAGGGATATACTATTATCTAAATTAAAAGGTGTAGAGGATGATGATATTAAATCTACTCCGATGGGTGTGAATGGCCCTGATATTAGTTTATCCCCTCTAGCCAGAAAGAAATGGCCTTGGGCTGTCGAGTGTAAATCTAGAGCAAAGTTTGCTGTATATGATATTATGTCTCAGGCTGAAAGTCATGTTACAAATAATACTAAACCGTTAGTGATCATCAAAGCTAATCGCAAAGAACCACTAGCACTTATTTATGCTAAAGACTTTTTGGAGATGTCATGTCAGATAAACAAAAAATAAATCATATCGCTAATATACCTGATTGCAGTCTAATGATATTAGTTACTCATGATGGTGTAGAAATACAAATAACTTGTGGTGACTTTGCATCACCAAGCGTTAAAGACAGTACACAACATGAAATGATAAAGGACATTGGTTCTGCTGTAATGGAAATGGTTCAAGATATAATAGGCCATGCAGTAGAAGAATCTGTAGAACCTAGTGAAATAGAAGTAAAAGGAAATGTTATTTATTTAAATACTAAACTACCACCAACAAAACATTAGGAGACAATATGAAAGATATGGTAAACCATCCTCCTCACTATAATCAACATGGTGTAGAGTGTATTGATGCAATTAAGGCTACTACAGGAGATAATTTTAAAGACTATTTAAAGGGAAATATAATAAAGTATCTATGGCGTTTTGACTATAAGGGTAACCCTATAGAAGATTTACAAAAAGCTAAATGGTATTTAGATAAGTTGATAAACGAGCAAAATCATAAATCTATACCAGATATACAAGATTTGCTAGATCAAGCAAGAGGAAGAAAACATAAAAAGAGGGAGAAATAATATGGTATCACTTACAGAAGGTTTGAACGACTACATACTTCATGAAGGTGTAGAGGATAAACTTACCACAGGAGGTATGATCCCTTTAGAACTACAAGCAGATTACCTAGGTTGTCTAGAAGAATTTCAAGATGAGGTAACAAAACGCTTGACAAATGCAGCAATTCATGATAAAGTTCCTCTCCAAAATAGAGGAAATAACTTAACAGAAGTAAGTAAAGAAAACTTTAATAGACTTGATTTGTGTCAAGGATTAATTGAAGAAGAATATGAAGAACTCCTCGATGAAATTGACGCTGATAAAGTTAACCCAGAAAAACTTATGAAAGAAATGTGTGACTTATTATATGTTGTATTTGGTTTTGCTTCACGGTATAAAGAGTTAAAGTTTTTACCAGAAGCATTTTTAAGAGTACATCATAATAATATGACCAAAGTAAGAAAAGGTCATTTTAGAGAAGATGGTAAGTTGGTTAAACCTGCTGACCATAAACAACCCGACTTGTCGGATTTAATTGAGAAAGGAGTAAACTATGGAAGCTAGTCTAGTTAAAGATCTTGAAGAAGAGATCAAAGTCAAACAACAGGAGTTAAACCAATTAAAGTATAAAGATGTATACGATGCTCAAGATGCATATGAAGCTGCTCAAGTAGTTTATAAAGATGCAGAAAAGAGCATGGTTGAAGCAGCTAAAAATTTGTCTCAGGCTAGAATAGATAGTGGTTTTTCTAGGACTACTATTTTACAGCGTTCTTTTAGGGTATAATGTTTAGCTTAACTTTAACAGCAAAGGTAAAGGTAGAGGAAGACAGTCATTATGTACCTGTAGATGGTGTTGATGGTCTTCTTCATACCTTGCCAAAAGATTTTAAAACTGTTCTTGAAGACTACTTTGAGGATTTTGAAATTACTATTACAGAGGTAGAGATAACAAATGACTAATTTTAAATCCAATATGAATCCAATGTTTCGTTCTAAATTCTCAGAAGACATCTTCAACTTAAAGTATTCTCATACAGGTTGTGATACTTGGGAGCAGTTGTCTAGAGTTCTTGTAGAAGATGTATGTGGCAACTTACGTCAAGGTGAAGAAGCCTTGATGCGTAAGGAAGAACGTAAGCAACTACGAGCATACATAACGGATCTCAAGTTCGTTCCTGGAGGTAGATACTTATATTATGCAGGGAGAGATAAGAGATTTTACAATAACTGTTTCCTATTAGGAGCAGAAGAAGATACAAGAGAAGATTGGGCTAACCTTAGTTGGAAAGCAGAATCATGTCTGATGACAGGTGGTGGTATAGGCATTGACTATTCTACTTACAGAGAATCAGGGCGTTCTCTTGGAGGTTCTGGTGGATTAGCATCTGGTCCTATTCCTAAGATGCAGATGATTAATTCTATTGGAGCCAATGTAATGCAAGGTGGATCTCGTAGATCTGCCATGTACGCTTCCTTAAACTGGAAGCACAATGATATCCCTAGCTTTTTAACAGCAAAGGATTGGGATACAATGCCAGTAGGTACTACAGGTTTTACATTTAAACAAATCAAAGAGCAAGACTTTAACTTTCGCGCTCCTCTTGATATGACTAATATAAGTGTAAACTATGATACAGATTGGCTTGTAAATTACTGGAACACTGGTGATGTTGGTGAAGTGTTCTTGAGTAATGTCAAACAGGCACTTCGTTCTGCTGAACCAGGATTTAGCTTTAACTTTATGGAGAATGAAAATGAAACTTTACGAAACGCCTGTACTGAAGTATGTAGCTCTGATGACAGTGATGTGTGCAATTTGGGGAGTATCAATCTTGGGCGTATTGAGTCGATATGGGAATTGGCCCATGTAGTAGAACTAGCTACTAAATTTTTAATTTGTGGTACTCTAAGGGCCGAGTTACCCTACCAGAAAGTTTATCAAGTAAGAGAGAAAAACAGAAGGTTGGGGCTTGGCCTGATGGGTATGCATGAGTGGTTAATTAAACAGGGAGAGAAATATGAAGTTACCACAAATCTTCACAGATGGTTATCTGTGTATAAAGGAATCAGCGACAAAGTTTCTAGAGAATTTGCAGACGAATTATCCGTATCTAGGCCAGTGGCAAACCGTGCTATTGCTCCAACTGGGTCTATTAGTATTCTTAGTGGTACTTCTTCTGGCATAGAACCTATATTTGCTGTAGCATACAAACGTAGATATCTAACTGGTGGTACTCGTTGGAAATATCAATACGTTGTAGACTCAGCAGCACAAGAGTTAATAGATCTTTATGGTGTAGATCCAGAGAGTATTGAATCTGCCTTAGATCTAGCAGAAGATTACGAGAGAAGAATTAAATTCCAAGCTGATGTACAGGACTATGTAGATATGTCTATTAGTTCTACAATTAATCTACCTGCTTGGGGATCTAAGAATAATAATGAAGATACAGTAAAAAACTTTTCTGATACTCTAGCTTCCTATGCTCATAGGTTACGAGGATTTACAGCATATCCTGATGGGTGCAGAGGTGGTCAACCACTTTCAGTAGTGCCTTATTCAGAAGCTGTTGATAAACTAGGAACAGAGTTTGATGAACACGTTGAAACACATGACATTTGCGAAATCACTAACTCAGGAGGTGTTTGTGGCGTTTAAAAGAAAAAGATTTTTTAGTGGAGATTTTTATCCTCTAAAGAAAATATATAAGGAGGGTATAGTAGGGTTCCAAGAGAACTTCATTAACCCTTATGTTTACGGAACTTCTCGATATAAAGAGTGGGAACGTGGATACAACAAAGGATACTTTATTAATCTCAAAAGGATTAATAGAAATGCAGTTTAATTTATTTGAAGAAGACTGTCACGAGAATGAAGATCTAGGGGCAGGGGAAGGTAAGGTTTGCAGTAAATGTGATACTTACCTCCCACTTACTAGCTTTGGTAGACACTCTGGAGCAAACTTTCTTAGAGCAGAATGTAGAGACTGTAATAATAAACTTTATCATATTAGAACAAGATTAAAGAAAATACACGGTATGCCTCAAGGAAAATATGTATGCCCCATTTGTAATGGGGATGCTGAACACGTTAAAGGTAGAGGTAATACTAAGAACGGATCTTGGGTACTAGATCATTGTCATGATACAGATACATTTAGAGGTTGGTTGTGTCATAAATGTAACAGAGCTTTAGGTGGATTTGATGATGATATAGAATTTTTAAAACGAGCAATAAAATATGTAGAAGATCATTTGAAACGAACATTTTTAGTGTGATAGGAGATACCATGAACGTAAAAACACAGTTAGGACTATTTGGATTATTATTTGTAGCAATAGCATTAGTATTTACTGGTGTTAATGCAGAAACAAAAAAACCCCAAGAATTGGGATGTAGAAGTATAGAAGATTTTAAAAAAGTTATTGTAGATGGTCACAAAGAAAAGTTAATATTTCGTGGAATATCAGCTAGAGGTCATGTAACTTTTATACATTTAAATACTGATACTCAAAC